CGGCACCACCGAGTGAAACGAAGTCGTCGGATTCGTTCTCCAACGACACCTGATCCACAACCGTATTTTCCGACTGCCCACCGTATCCATCCAGAACGACACGCATCGCGTCTGCCACCTCGCGGGTCTGGTCGTACGTGACGCCGTAGACCTGATACTCCAGAGTGACACGGGGCATGCCCATAGGGTTTCGCAGCGTCTGCTCTCGCTGGATGCCGGTACGCCGCCATGTGACAAAAGGCAGGGACGCCGACGCCGGGGCGAGCACCGGGTAGATGCGGGTGCTGACGAGCGACGTGACAGCCGTGCTGCTGACCAGGGCGGTACGCAGGACGGCTTCTGGCGATTTCATAGGCCGAAGTCTCCGTATTTCTTCTGGGTGGCACGGATCGCTGCCGTCAGTGCCTTCCGCATCTCCACGTCCAAGATGCTCTGCATCTGGCTCTGCGTGGACTGAAAGGCCCGCGTCAGCGGCCTACGGGCCGGGCTTCCACGCACAGTGCCGGTGGCGATGAAGTCGACTGGGTACTGCCCGCGTCCTGTGAAGTACCTTCGCTTTCCCTTGCGCTGGTCTGCCCCGCCGTCCTTACTAAAGCCGGAAGACATAATTCGCCGGCTGGCTCCGCTTATTCTTTTCACGCTTTCGGCTGACGTGCGAATACGGCCGCCAAAAATCACCCGCTTGCGTTTCACTCGTGCGGTTTTGATGCCTGGGGTTTTCGACTTGGTGCCGTATTCCACCATGTGCGAGTGATAGCCACGGTTTGGTCCCTTAAGAACGCCGCCGCCTTCAAAGGCCGGAGCCGCACCACGCTGGCTCTTGCTATTCACCGGCCGCCGAAAGCCGACAATGATGACGCCAACTGGCAGGTTGGCCTTGTTGTTGTCGTATTCCTTTTCCTTCTTGCTGACGCTCGCCAGTAAGTTGCCAGTGACCTGACCCAATGCGGCAACGTTCTTTCGCAACGCTTCCTGCCCAGGCTTCGCCGCCTTGCGAAGGGCACGCAGCTGGTACTTCGTGCTGATGTCTCGCGGCAGTTTCTTGAGCTCGGCAACGATGTCAGCCAACGGCTCAACGGCAAACAAGGCTTTCGCCTTCTTGCCCTTGCCAAGCGCCAACTTGATAAGCGGCGACTGATTGCCGCCGGCAAAGACGTTCGCCATTACGGGATCGTCTCCTGGCAGATGATCTCGTGCTCGCTGCGGTTGCCCCGCTCGAGCAGGCTGACAATCTCCAGCGTCCGTGTCCGCCAGGCGAAACGCATGTTCTGCGTCAGCCCCGGCAGGTAACGCATCCGCACGCGATGGGTGACGCCGATCTCCTGCTGGCCCAGCCCCAGCGACTCGCGTGCACTCACGCCTTCCACGCTCGCCCACACGGCCGACGAATTGCTCCACGACAGCACCTGCTCGCCGAGGGCATTCGTCGTGCCGCTGGCGATCTGCACCGTGACACGCTCGCGGAGCCGGCCGGCGTCGATCATCGGTAAGAGCCCCAGCGTTGCGAGTCGAGTAGCGACTTCACGCCAAACGGCACTTCACCTCCGCCAGCGTTGTCGGCAGCAGCACGTCGCTCGTACCACGTGCCAATCAGCATCAGGATCGCGTGCCGGATCGCGGCCGGGACGCTCGTGCCGCTCGCCCCGTACCCGCCCCACCACGTAACGCTGATGGCGTTGTCATCCCGCAGATGCGGCGGCCACGTCTGGCCGTAGAGCGTCTTCACGGTGCCAGGCGTGCCGGCACGGTCCACGCGGTAGCTCGCCGTCGAGTAGGTGGACGTTGTGCCGTTCTCAAACGTGAACGTCAGAGCCACCGCCGTGGCCGTGCCAGCGGCAGCCATTGGCGGGCGTGGCAGTTCGATGTCGTGCGTCCCGTCCGGCGGGAACGTGTCAAGCCGCACCACCCACTGCGTATGCACCAGCGTGCGGTCAAGATACTCTTCACACCACTCACGGGCCGCAGCAATCAGCGTGCCGATGTAGGTGTCATCGTCGCTGGTATCAACCCGCAGGTGGGCCTTGGCCTCGGCGAGCGTGACGGGCTCAACCGCTGGCGGCGTTGCTCTGGTCAGACTTCGGTACTGCACGGCGTCCTCGTCTCCTGGGCGTGGCGTCTGCCGTCTCGGCGTCGTGCTCGATGGCGGCCGTCTCGATCAGATCCTGCTGCCGGTCTTCGATGGCCACGCCCTGGGCCACCAGCTGCGTCGCCAGCCCGCCCGTCATCTCTACTGACTGCCCCTTGCGGTAGGCACGCCACGCGCGGGTAAATGTGATTTTCTTCATTGGGGGACACTCCATGCAGACTCGGGGCGCTTCAGCGTGTTCGTGAACTCGGTTGCCCATTGGAAAACAGGGCTGCTGAGATTCTTGCCGGGCCACGTCACGACGTACTCGCCGTGGCCTAGCACGACGCGGGGCGAGACGTAGACCTTATTGCCGCTCTCTCGCCAATTCTTCCAAAACCAAATATCGTCATCGACGCGGCCTTCATGCCACGAGCCGTCCGGGCCGGGCTTGCTCCAGAACCACGGCTTCTTGCACCGCTTGAGTGCGGCCGTGGAAATGACCGTCAGTCCGAAGTGGGCAGAGTCCACTTCCTGTACCGGCTCGGCAAACCACGCCTTATCCACCTTGGTGCTGCCGTCTGGCGGCGGGTTGTCCAGCATGCCTTTCAGCGTGAGCATCGGGCGGCCGTCTTCCCTTTTCGTCTGCAGGCCCGTGATGGCGTCGCACTGGAAGGTCATCGCCAGGGCGAAAAGGTGCTCAATGTCTTCCTTGGTGAAAAACGTGTCGTAGTCGATGGCCAGCAGGTATTCGGCCTTGTCGATGAACTGCTCCATCACGCGGGTGTTTACCTGGCTCCAGAACGCACCAGTGCCCATCGTGGGGCGAATGCCGAGCGGCATGAGTGCCTGAGCCCAGGCGAAATGGTTGGCCGTAAAACTCAACCTGGGCATTGACAGGATGGCTTCCACACGGATGTCAACTTCCGTGCCGCCGACCTTGACCAGCATGGGCACCTCGCAAACGAGAGCGGGCGGCCCCCGGTTGGAAGCCGCCCGCCCAGTTTGCACATCACGTCAAGCCGTCAGGCTCACGCACCGACCAGGCCGATGATCGGGCCGGCCACCGTCGAGGTGCCGAGGTTGGCGTGCGTGATCGCCACGCGAGCCACCGCACGGATCACCGTCTGGTCGCTCAGGAAGTTCACCTGATCGCTGGACGCGATCTCGATGGCCTGGCGGATGCCGTAGTAGCTCGAGTTCGCCATGTTCCCGTAAAGGGCCATGATCGCACCCGTCGAGTCCGCACCGCTCGGGAGCCGGTCGGTGAGGACCACCGGGCTGCCCAGGAAGGTCGGACCCATGCCAGCCGCCAGACCAACCGAGCCGCCCTGGGCGAGGTCGAGGTTCTGCATGCAGGTGGCGAAGAAGAAGGGCGAGCAGAACCACTTAGCACCCTGACGCGAGTGCTGCGGAACCGCAGCCATCATCGCCAGGAGGTTGGCCTTCGTGACCTCGTCGGGCGTGTCACCGGCAGCCGTCACGAGCGACGCCGCGTAGGTGGCAGCCGAAGACGCCAGCAGGCCACCCGTGTGGCTGGTCACAAGCCCGGCCACGCCAGGGGCGTTGCTCGGGTTGCCGCTGAACGCAGCCGACTCGACGGCGTTGCTCAGCGTCAAAGCCAGTTCCGCAGCGATCCAATCGGCGATCGAGACGAGCGAGTCAGAAAGAAGCTCGCTGGCGATCACCACAGCCCCACTGACCTTCTTCGCCGTCAGCGTCACCTGATTGCTGGTGGGATCGCTGGCAGTGATGGCCGAGTTCTCGTCGATCCAGTACGCGGTCGCACCGGCAGTCCGACGCGGGAACAGCAGCACGTCGCTCGGCATCACCACGTTGGTGGCGTTCTGAGCGAAGGCGGAATACTGGTCCACGAGCCGGATCACGGTCGAAGAGAGCACGTCAGGCACAAAGGCCGCACCGGTCGTGGAACCGGTCGAGCCCTGGGCACGAGCCTCGACGCCGTGGTCCTGGCACCACCGCTTGGCCTCAACGTCGCCGCCCTTGGCCTTGAACCACATGCCGACCGAGTACGCGTCCTTGGCGTTCTCGAACGCACGGAGCCGACCCGAGAACGGGACCGCCTCGATGCGGACCTTCTCGCTCCGCTCCTCAGTGGCCTC